GGAGTATTTTTCTAAAGCATTCAACACACAAGGCCTTGGGTTTCATAATCCGGGCCTTTTTATTTGGGGGTTACTAATAAATTTTACGATGTATACTCCTGAGTAAAATTGAAAAACGGAAGGGAAGATGATGTTTAAAAAGGGAATCCTTCTTCTTGCTGCTACGTTTTCTGTGTTCGCGATGGATGACATGGAATGGGAAGGTTACATTGAAATCGGCTCATGTATCATCTCTTCTGGAAAGCGGTACACCTCAAAAACTATTTCACCCGGCAAGAAGGAACTGATTGGTATCGAAATTTACCGACATATGCGTCACCCATTCTTTGAAAAGGGAATCGCTCTTTTTTTTACAGATGACGAGGTTTCAGATGAACTCAAGGACCTTGTAGGAAAGATATATGGATACGGAGAAATCTCTTACTCGGGTCCTCAAAATTTAAAACATAGCCGCACAAAATCTGATATCGTTGATTTAGATTCTTTGATTCCAGCAAAGACTACGAGAGAGAAAGAGTGAGAGCAGAGACAAAGATCAAACTTAACCAGTTCCAACCACGCTCTTATCAACTCCCCATCTTAGATGCTATCGAAAATAAGAAATATAGGCGCGTAGTGGCAATTTTACCTCGTCGGGCGGGTAAGGATATTACTGCGTTTAATCTTTGTATCAGGCAGTGTTTGCGTAAGCCCTGTGTGGTGTATTACATCTTTCCGACCTACTCACAGGCAAAGAAGGTGATCTGGGATTCCGTGACGAATGATGGTAAGCGTATCCTTGAGTATATTCCCGATGAGTTAATTGCTTCTAAAAATAGCCAAGAAATGAAGATTCGCTTTGTGAACGACTCTCTTTTGCAGTTGGTTGGTTCTGATAACTACGATTCCCTGATGGGTACCAATCCGCAATTGTGTGTGTTTTCTGAGTATGCCCTCCAAGACCCGAGGGCGTATCAGTACATCCGTCCTATACTCACTGCTAACGACGGGACGGCGCTTTTTATTTCAACTCCCCGGGGCAAGAACCACCTCTGGGAGTTGTATCAAATAGCCCGGGAATCTCCTGAATGGTTTGCATACAAGCTCACGGTTGAAGATACGGGACACATCTCAACCAGAGACATTGATCGAGAGCGCCATGAAGGGATTATGTCGGAAGATCTTATCCAGCAGGAATACTATACCTCGTTTGATATGGGTGTAGAGGGTGCGTACTACGCGAAGTATATTGATCGAATGCGAGTAAACTCTCGCATCGGGGATGTTCCATGGGAAGCTGGGTTTAAGGTGCATACCGCATGGGATCTTGGGATGAGAGACGCGACCACGATCATCTTTTTTCAGGTTATTGGTCAGTCGATTCGTATCATAGACTGCTATGAGAAGAACAAGGAAGGTTTAGAACATTATGTAAATGTCCTCCATGACAGACCGTACTCCTACGGACGGCATATTGCCCCTCATGATATCGCCGTCCGGGAGTTTGGGTCTGGCATGACCCGTCTTGAGAAGGCAAAGAATCTCGGTATCAAATTTACAGTCGCAGACAATATATCCATCCCTGATGGGATCGAATCGGTTCGGTCTGCGCTTAGTAAAATATGGATAGATGAGAATAACTGCACGCCGCTCATTAAAGCACTCGAAAACTACCGCCAAGAATTTGATGCGAAACGTAAGATCTATAAGCACCACCCACTCCACGATTGGTCCTCACATTTTGCAGATGCGATGCGATATCTCTGTGTCTCGTTACCAAAGACAAGAGATTCTCTTTCGTCAGAAGAACTGGATAGGCGCTATCAAGAAGCAGTTATGGGGCCAAACTCGGTGCTTCCAGCAGTATTTAGAGATGATTTGCCACCTTACTAGAAGGGAAATAATGAATGAGTTTGAGATAAAAAGACTATTTACCGATTTAGAGTTTTTTTTAGATAGCACGAAAAAAAATTTAGAAAAACTTAAAGATAAATCGGTATCGATAGATAATATGCGTCAATTAATAAAAGAAGTGGTGGTTTATAAAGAAAAACTTTTTAGAGAAGTGTTCCAAGATGAAAAATATTCATCTTGTATTGTGAGTGAAGAATATATTCCGGAGCGATACGATTATAAAGAGTGTTTTGATAAAAAAGAGGAGCAAAAGAGAGATAAACACTTTCAACGAATGATGGGGGCACTCGGGAGTGAAGTAGAGATTGATTCCTTTAGATACGAATAATACTGATCACCTCTTTACTGCTTAATAAGATTCGCTGAGGAAGAAAGTTATGAATCTTTTTGTAAAAAATTGAATGAGTAGAACTAAATTGAATAATAATTTCAACCTCATTAATTCTTGCTATCATCCATAGCTCTTTCTAGAATAGGACTGGCTTTGGTGTATGGTTTTACACTCCTTTTATTTTCCATACACCAGATGCCCCAAAATTCATAAACAAAGGGAAGAGATAGATGGCTTTATTTCCCCAATTGGGTCCAGAACATTACGATGAGAAAGATCGGCCGATTCTTCAGAAGATGGAGGCTTTTTATTCAGAGAGCATAACAATCAATCAATCATTCTGGGGCGAGGGGGATACTGACACCCGATTCGAAGCTGGTGATCAGACACTGTGGAATGACATCTACGGCAATCTTCCTGCCAACCGGCGCAGGCAATTCAATTTTAACCGCATACGTCGTGTAATTAACATGGTAAGCGGCCACCAACGCAGAAATAGAAAGTCCACGATCGTTATCCCCGTGGAGAATGCTGACGCCCAGACCGCAGACCAGTTTTCAAAGATAATGATGTGGGTCGACCGTCAAGAAAATGTCTCTGAAACGATATCGGAATCATTCCATGGTGCACTTGTGACCGGAATGAACCTGCTCCAAGTATGGATGGACTATCGATCTGACCCCGTTTCTGGAAATATTCGAATTGATAATTGTTCATACAACTCTTTCCTTATAGATCCATTTTTCCGTAAGGCCGACCTCTCTGACTGCAACGCACTATGGAAGCGTTCATTCCTTACAAAGCGAGAAGTCGTTTCTCTTCTTCCGGATAAAGTAGAACAGATTATAGATCTCGCGAATTACGATAACAGTGATGGCAAGTTCCAGTTCATGCCTGAAAGTTATGACTACGGAGTTCGCAATCTTCTCTCCTATGATGAGTTTTACTACCGTGATTACCGCACACAGCAAATGCTTGTCGATACGCAAACAGGGGAAACTATGGAGTGGCGCAGCCAAGACAAGGATGCGCTTAAAGAGTTCCTTCGAATGTATCCGCAGGTAACATTAGTAGACCAAGAGATCCCAACAGTTCGACTCGCAGTAGTCGTGCAAGGAAAAGTTTTATATGACGGACCAAACCCGCTCGGGATAGACAAGTATCCATTCGTTCCTGTTTTAGGGTATTACAACCCACAAATGCCCTACTTCCCATGGCGTGTTCAAGGTATCGTGCGCGGGCTTCGTGATTCTCAGTACCTCTACAATCGTCGCCGCGTAATAGAACTCGATATCCTTGAAAGCCAGATCAATTCCGGGTGGAAATACAAAGAAGATGCTCTAGTGAACCCTAAAGACATTTTCCTGCAAGGACAGGGCAAAGGACTCGCCTTAAAACAAGAAGCGCAGATGACCGATGTGGAGCAAATCCAACCAGCTCAAGTCCCGCCGTCCATGATTCAGCTTTCAGAGCTTCTTGGAAAGGAAATACAAGAGATCTCAGGCGTTAACGAGGAACTTCTCGGGTCAGCTATTGATGATAAAGCAGGTATTCTGTCCATGCTTCGTCAAGGAGCTGGGCTTACGACCCTTCAAACACTCTTTGATCAGCTCGACCGGTCCCAGAAGTTACTTGGCAAGATTATTTTAGATGTTGTGCAAACGAACTTCACTCCCGGCAAAATAAAACGCATTGTCGAGGAAGAACCTACTCCGCAATTTTATAACAAGGCATTCGGTAAATATGATGCTGCGATTGAGGAAGGCTTTAATACAACAACCCAAAAACAGATGCAGTTTGCTCAGCTTCTCCAGCTTAAGGAAGTTGGGGTGCCTATCCCTGATGATGTTCTGATTGAATCAGCAACGCTTCAAGATAAGAAGAAACTTATTAGCTCAATCCAATCATCGCAGCAACAGCAACAACAAGCACAAGAGATGCAAATGCAAGTGGCTATGGATGAACAAAGGGCTCGAACAAATCTTGCAAATGCTCGCGCAACCGCCGATGAAGGGCTTGGCATTGAACGCTTGAGCCGTGTACAGGAAAACCAAGCGCTTGCTACGGAACGTAGAGCAGAAGCAGAGAAAGATAGACAGCAAGCAGTGCTCAATATGACCAAAGCAATGAGAGAAATTGAGGGAATCGATATAGCGCAACTTGAAAAGTTGATCGCGCTTGCTAATATCGTGCAAGCTCGTGAGAACGAAGCTCAGACTACCGCACCGTCGGGACTAGACGCACTACGAGGAGCAAATGAAGCGACAGTGCAACAGGTGTAGTTAGAGGTATTTTTTATAACCTTGTCCGAAAGGACAGTTTCTACCAAAGGAGCCGTTATGGCCAAAAAACGTTACTATGATGAATCATATGCTGGACGAGACGAACGCCGTCGCCAGGAATACGAAGATTCCATGATGATCAAAGAAGATCGTGGTGCTATCGCAAACCTTCCAAAAGAAGTTATGATGAAAGAATATCCACGCGTAGGATATGGCATGGGTGAATATCTTGATGACACAGCCCGTGGAATCGATCGTCAAATCAGTGATGATAACCGCGAAAAGAAAAAAGAAATGCATCCTGAAAAATATTAAGGATTAAGCATGCCTGCAATGCCAAGAGCTAATGGAAAAGGGAAAAAGATAGTTTATTCTATTTTAGGAATTCCTCCCAATATGATTGATCGTCGTACTTCTTCTCAGAAGCGTATTGACCGAAGGCTTACCGCTGATGAAACAACACGCTCTCGGTAATTGTATATTATGTGAACTTCTTCATAAGAACGGGGAAAGCTTACAGCTGACGGGGCTTTCCCTTTTCTGTAAGGAATAATTATGGCTAAAACAAAAGCAGCTCCAAAGAAAAAAGCGGTAAAAAAAACTACAGTAGCAAAAGGCGTAAAACTAAAGCGTGGAAAGGCCGAGAAGCTACAGGAAAAACCAGGAGGATCGTCTACTGGTCGGTATAAAGGGGTTCCCAAGGCTGAGTTTGCAGGAAAGGCAGGAGGTACATCTCCTTTCTCGTTTCCAATTAATACATTGGCCAGAGCTCGCAACGCATTGGCGCGTGCACATTTTGCGCCTGATCCAGAAGGCATAAGGAACGCGGTTTACAAAAAATATCCCCAGCTTAAAATGAGAGCACAGGAACGAAAAGGAAATAAGAATGGCAAAAAGAAAGACTAAGACAAAAGCACAGAAGAAAATTAAAAAGGTTATGAAAGAATGGAAAGAAGGGAAACTTCATTCTGGATCAAAGAAGGGGCCAACAGTAAAAAGCCAAAAGCAGGCAATAGCTATTGCTCTATCAGAAGCGGGTAAAGCAAAAAAGAAGCCGGCAAAGAAAAAAAGTAGACCTTCAAAAAAGCGCAAGTGATACTAGTGATGGGTGGTAATATTGATAAAACCTTAACTCTGGAGGTGTTATGAAGCTCAAAACACTACTCTGTGCTGGAGTTCTTTTAAGCGTTTCTTTTTCGTCTCTTGCTGATACAAATAAAAAGAAGGTGGCAGAAAGGAAGAAGTATGTACTTGCAGCTTCTGCCATTGCAACCGGTGTTTTTTTAGGGGTTCCCGCATTATATTTTTGGTTTAGTTGTTTCCCAAAGAGTGCGCCAACTAAAAAAACTTTGCCAAACGTATCAAAAAAGAAGAAAAAACATCCTCATAAAGATCCTGAAAAAGAAAAATCTGTAGAGGGTGAGAGCAAAAAGGTAAAATAACTTCATAATCGTCACCTAAATTGAAATAAAAGTTGATATTGCACCATCTTATTTCAATTTAGGTGCTTTTTTTAAATAAGGAGTCTATGACGCGAGAAACAGTCGGAAAGATATCACAAGACCTTCTCCTTAAAACCCCTGACACTAGAGATCCTATTGAACTTGAACGCGAAATGCACAAAGACTATGAGAAAAACATCTTTGAATGCATAGAACGGTGTAAAAAGGAGTTTTTTGGTGATTTTTATGTGGTGGTGACGACGAAAAAAGAACGCCTTATGGAAAATGTTCTTAGAAATTACTTTTTTGGGCGTAAGACATGCCCTACCCCTGAATGGGATCAAACCGTGTATCGCTATTTCCCAAAGGACGATTACCTTGAATTTTTGTGGGTGGTGCCGTCTAAAGATACGTGCGAATTATATAAGCAAAATGCCCTACAAGTTGACCCAAAAGAGAGAGAACTACTACAATATGTGCTAGATTTCTCAGACGGAACATTGTTAGAAAGAGCAAAAAAACTCAACGGCGAGCGAAAAGAATCGCCATTATTAGAAACATAGAGGAGCTCAATGGAAGAAAATCAAACATCACTTGAAGAACTGAATCAACAGGATGGTATTCCCGCCCAAGGGGATCAAATGGATTCCCAGCTTTCAGAACAGTCGCCTTCTCCGGTGGAAAAAACCCATCAACCAGAAGTAAAACCTGCAGAATCGGACCAAGAAAGGAATCTCGCGGCCTTGCGACAAGCCCGAGAACGAGCAGAACGTGAACGTGATCAACTTGCGCAGCAACTGCAGCAAATGCAGCAACAAAAACCCCAGGAAGAGCCCTATCAAGATTACTCGGTAGCTCCAGACGCACTCGTTGAGGGAAAACATCTGAGCAAATATGATCGAGAGATTAAGGCTCTGAGGGAAGAGCTACACAAGTATCAACAGCAGACGATTTCTCAATCTGCAGAAACACGCCTAAAAACGCAGTATCCTGACTTTGATAAAGTTGTTTCGGCTGAAAATATCAATGCGTTGCGCGAATCACATCCGGAAATAGCGCAGACCTTGAGTACCTCATCCGATTTGTATAATCAGGGAGCCTCGGCATATAAAGTGATTAAGAGTCTCGGTATTTATAGAGAAGACACGTATGCCAAAGATCGTCAGAATGCTCACGTAAACGCTAACAAACCTCGTCCTTTGGCAAGCGTAGCACCAAGCCAGGGGGATTCTCCTTTATCTAATGCCAACGCATTTGCTACCGGTGGAAAGAGAGCGGATGAGATGAGCGATCATCAAAAACAACTGTTTCAAGAGATGCAGGAGTTGCGTAAAAATTATTAAATTCGATAGGTATGGGCTCTTTAAATCCTATCGCGGGAAGGGGTGTTTATTGAGTTTTTCCCCCTTCCTTTCTTGATCTCGTTTACTTTATCTGTTAAAACAAAGTTGGCGTAACGAAGCGTCGCCGCCTTCATCCGACGTATCAGGAACTCGTCATTCCATTCTGCGTACTGATCTCTCGCAAAGATCGCGACGTACAAGTAAGGCTCGTCCCCTTATGTTTTTTATTATTAACTCTTTATAGGAAACATAATGGCAATCACAACTACGAGCGTCTTGCCTGCACCAGTACAACAGAGTTTTAGTTATAAACTTCTGTCTGTACCTGTACCAAACATGATTCATAAAATTCCTGCAATGAGAAAGCGTATGCCTCGCAACGGTGGTACTACCCTCCGTATGAGACGCTACAATGCGCTTAGCACTGCGCTGGTTCCTCTAGGAAATTCAGGGGTAACCCCTCCAGCACAGCAACTCACTGCTGTAGATATCGATGCAAAGATCGATTTTTATGGAACATACGTACAGCTCAACGAGCAAGTAACGCTTCAAAACCAAGATCCAGTTCTCAATGAAGCAGCAGCACGTCTCGGTGTTTCTCTTCGTCAAACCGAAGATGAACTCACCAGAAACATGCTTGCTTCTACCGCCTCATTTATCAACTGTACCGGTGGTACAAACGGTGATAACCCAACGGAAATTACCCGTGCCGACGTTGATGAAGTAGTTCGAACCCTTCTCAACAACGATGCTTATACCGTAATGGATAACATCGAAGGTGAAGATAAATTCGGTACTGCTCCAGTTCGTGATGCATATTTTGCATTGGCATCAACACAGTTGACCGGGAACTTGGATGCTGTACAAGGATTTATCCATAAAAACCAATATCCTTCTCCAATGAACGCACTCCGTTCTGAATGGGGTTCGATTGGAAACCTTCGCTTCTTGGTCTCCTCAATTGGTTCAGTGACAACTAACGGTTCTAACCTTGGTGCAAATGTATTCAATGTTTTCTGTGTTGGTATGGAAGCATACGCATGTATAGAACAAGATGGATACACTGCTAACTTTATCTATCGACCACCAATATATGATGGTCCGCTTGCATTGAATGCATCCGTTGGATATAAGTTTGCAGAAGTTCCACGCATCACCAACGACTTGTGGGTGATTAACTTGCGTTGCACGCTTTCTTAAGGAGAAATCATGGCATTTGATACTATTATACAGCAAGGTAGTTTTGCTTCTGATGGCACGCCTAAAGACCTTACGATTCGATCTGATTTTGATTGGATTGAAGTTTTTAATGCAACCGCCGCAGGACAATCAACCGCTGACTTGGGATTTCGATATATTTTCCGTCGAGGCATGGGCGCAGCTGGTGGATATTTTGAAACCAAACTCGGAACAGTTGCTAATGATCCTATCACTGTAGGCCTCATCCCTTCAGGTGGTTTTAGTTTTCTTGATACATCTGGAAGCCCTGTCGGTGCATTAAACAGCACAATTACAGCTGTTTCTACCGCCGCAACTCCAGTTGTTTCGCTTACAAGCACCTCAGGGTTGAGTACTGGTGACGTGGTTCGTCTTATCAACGTGTCCGGCGCACAACAGCTCGGTGGTTTTGATTTTACCATCGGTTCTGTTGTTGCTAACACAAGCTTTACGCTTGCTCATATGGCACAGTTGAGTGGCGCTGGTACGACCGGTTCATTGAGAAAAATCTCATTTGATCCTAACTACTATCCTCGCCGTCGTTTTATTTCTGCTATTAGTAGCGGGGCAGCCGCTGAAGTAACACTCACCGTTACCCATGGTTACACTGTAGGGCAAGAGGTTCGGTTCCAAGTTCCTGCCGCCTACGGGATGACAGAAATAAACAACTTGACTGGTACTATTACCGCTGTGAACACTACAACGAATACCGTCACGGTTGATATTGATTCATCCGGATTTACCTCCTTCTCCTTCCCATTAACAGCCGCAGTTCCATTTACTCCGGCAATGATGGTTCCTGTTGGAGAAGCAGCTGAAGATGCATATACCAATCTTCTTGATGATGCTACCGAAAACCAAGCATTCATCGGTGTTAACCTCGGACTTGGAGCTGCCGGTGATGGCTCGAATGGTCCTGCAGGGCAAAGCAACGATTCGGTATACTGGATAGCCGGTAAATCATTCAGCGTAAACAACGAATAGCTAGTACATAGGGGGCCAACAGGCCCCCACTTATCTTGAAAGGAACGTATGGCTGAATCTACAATGAAAGAAACGCCAAAAAAGAACTTGAGATACCAACGAGATAAAGATCGCGAGAAGGTGAAGGGAATATTTAAATTTTATGAGGTTCCAGGCGGAACGATGAGCTTTGTGGCTAAGGCATACAAAGAGGATCAACCGGAGCGATACGATCTCGTTGACGGCAATGTATATGAGATTCCATTGGGGATTGCCAAACATTTGAATAAAAATGGATGGTATCCGGTGCATGCTTATTCACAAACAGAATCAGGAGCACCCGCTCAACGCATTGGACAAAAAGTACATAGATTTGGGTTCCAGAGTTTGGAATTCGTAGATGTAGAAGATATGTCTCACAGTCCCGCACAACAAATCGTCACCGTGGAAGACGTTAAATAAGGAGTAATGATGGCTATATTGGCTAATCCCTCGCCAATATTTCAACCGGCGCTACGGATTATAAGTGCAATAACTAAAGCACAGGAAGCGCAGGTAACAACGTCGTTTGACCACGACTATATCACTGGTGAGATTGTGCGGCTGTTAGTACCGATTGATTTTGGAATGTGGCAGATCAATAAACTCACGGGAACAATAACAGTGACGGGATCCGATACATTCACCATTGATATAGATACCACCAACTTTGATACGTTTTCTGTTCCTCAAGGAGTAAATATTGGAACTACAGATGCGGTAACTGGAAACTTTACCTCCTCTGCCGTTCCGGGCCCCTTTGCAGTTGGTCAACGATTTGTTATTGGAAGTACCACCTTTACCGTCGTAAGTATTGCTCCGGGAGCACAAGCAATGGTCGTTACGGCATCTTCTGATGCAACGGGAACGTTTAATTCTGCAACGAGCACGGTAACGATTACCGGGAATGATGAGAATCCAAGTACAGCGGTAACATTTTTCTCTGTGAATACTAACCAACATCCTCAAGTTGAGCCCATTGGAGAAATAAATAGCACCCTTGCAGCAGCTACAAAAAATACTCTTCCTTCCGGGAATCGATGATGCTAATATAACGTCGCCTTCCAATTGGGAATATCCCGATAGGAAAGGGGCAGAGAGATTTTAATGTACTGGAGCGCTTATGGCAGATTCAACGCTTACTGCGATACGAACCAAAGTCCGTCGGTTGACGCGAAGCCCATCACAGCAGCAATTGGCTGACGCAGATATCGATGAATACGTAAATACGTTTGTTCTTTATGACTTTCCTGAACACCTCAGACTGTTCACATTACGTTCAACCTTCGAATTTGTCACGAGCCCATATATAGATAAATATTCGACAAATACTACAGATCCTAATGATCCATTTTTTGACTTTAAAGAGCGGTTTATATCCCTTCATGCTCCAATATATATTGCAGGATTCAAAACATTCTTCTCGCAAGATCGGGAACAGTTTTTTGGGATCTATCCACAAAATACAAGCATAAAATCTATTGGAACAACGGGAAATGGCGCTACTACAAACTATACCGGAACGATAACGGAAGCACCGATCGTTCAAGAGCACGTGCTATTTAGTTCTGTAGGGGCCAATAATGTAGGACTATCCCTGGTCGATGTGCCTGTTGTAGATGCGAACGGCAATAAAACTACAGACGGAAACTTGTATGTGCCTGGAACAGAGCCTGCAGTTCCTCCTACCGTTATCCTCCCAACTAACACAATAAACTATGTAACAGGCGTCTTTAACATTACCTTCTCTTCGGCCCCCGCTTCAGGTCAGGGGATTTTTAGCGAGTCATTGCCCTATGTGGCAGCACGACCACAGGCTCTTTTGTATTATGAAAATGAGATAACATTGCGACCCGTTCCCGATATTCCTTATCGAGTAAGCATTGAGGCGTATGTACGCCCAACAGAATTGCTTGCAACGAACCAGAGCCCTGAGCTAGAACAATGGTGGCAATACATCGCATACGGAGCATCGAAAAAGATTTTTGAAGACCGCATGGATACATCGAGCGTTCAGCAAATACTACCGGAGTTTAATCAACAAGAGCGCCTTGTGCTTCGAAGAACTATTGTGCAACAAACAAACGACCGCACTGCCACGATCTATACAGAACAAACAGGCCTTGGTAGTAATTGGTGGTTCGGATCTGGCGGTCCATTCTAAAAAGGATAGATAATGGCATTTAATCAGAACATACCGCAGCCAACAGATAGATTAAAAGACTCTCAGTCAGATCTATTAGGTAATTTTGGCGCAATCAAAGACCTTATTGATGTTAATCATGAGACATTCGGAGATCCTGATGAAGGGAAACATAGTTGGGTATCACTTCCCATAAAAGCAGACCCTGTAGCACCGACCATTTCGGGATCAAATATAGCTATTTATGCAAAAAATGACCCAACTACTACCAGAACAGAGCTTTATTATAAGCAGGCAACTGGTGGAAATGTTTTTAATATAACAGGTGGACAACGAGCTGTTACAGGATGGTCATACCTGAGCCAGAATATAATAACGGCATGGGGAAGTAGTAGCGGATCTGGCGATGTGGTTGTTACGCCATCACAAGTTACTTTTGGCAAAATTTATAGTGTACAAATAACGACATGGTTAGAGGGATCTTCTCCAGCAGATAAATTGGCTAGACTGAAAGAAATTGCTACATCAGGTAATACGTTTACTGTTTTCTGTTCAAACTTAAGTGGAGATGCTGCAAGCACGGGATTTCAGTGGATGGCTATAGGAGTTCGTTAAATGAAATACGATCGCTTTATGATTGCACCGCTTAATACCGGTTTACAAACCGATGTTAGACCGTGGCTTATTCCCGATGATGCATTTTCGCTTCTTAATAATGCATATGTTTTCCGTGGACGAGTCAGAAAGCGATTTGGTTCCTTATTGATGAACGGATCAGTTGATCCAGGTGTAGCACAACTGAATTCCCGCGTCCGTATACAAGTTGATACTACTGACGGTGCAGGAAATGCAGCAGGAACCGTCCCGGGTTCTACCTTTAAGGTAGGGCAACTATTTTCTATAGGTGATGAGATATTCACCGTTAATGCTTTGGGGGCACCCGCCGCGATGCTTAAGACGGGTGCCACAGTAACTGCAACGTATAACACAACAACTGGCGCATATAATTTTGTCGGAGCAGCGCTCAATACTGCAGTCTATTTCTTCCCGGCCGAACCGATTATGGGACTTATAACGTATGAGACAGCGCTTATTAATGATGAGCCAACATATGCATTTGATACACAATTTGCATATACGTTTGCCGGTGGCGCATGGTCGAGGATTGGGACAGCAGTTTGGACTGGAAGTAATTCTCAGTTTTTTTGGGGAACAACGTATCGTGGTATTAATGCATACGAAAACTTTTTGTTTATAACCAACTTTAATACTCCAGACCAGATAAAGTATTGGGACAGCTCCACATGGACGACCATTAATCCCCAGTTTAATGCGGCTGGCGATACCATAGAAACAACTCGAATTATTGAGCCGTTTAAGGATCGTCTTATTTTTCTCAATACAGTGGAAAAGATAGGTGGCAATGATAGATCATTCCAAAATCGATGCAGATTCTCTCAAAACGGAAATCCAGTAGCTGCCGACGCATGGCGAGAAGATATTGCCGGAAGGGGTGGTTACATAGATGCTCCAACTAAAGAAGCTATCATCAGCGCTGAATTCCTAAAAGATCGCCTTATTGTCTTCTTTGAGCGCAGCACCTGGGAACTTGTGTATACCGGTAACGAAATTCTCCCATTTAGATGGCAACAAATAAACACAGAGCTTGGCGCAGAATCTACATTCTCTCGCGTACCATTCGACAAAGTGATACTGGGAGTTGGAAACGTCGGGATTCATGCTTGCAACGGATCGAATGTTGAGCGTATAGACCACAAGATCGATGATGCGGTATTTGAAATTCATAATGAAAACGAAGGGGTCTTCCGCGTTCAAGGCATACGAGACTATACGGTAGAGATGGTCTACTGGACATTTCCATCTGCCGATAAAGATACAGAGTTTTCCGATAGGGTATTAACGTATGATTATGTTTCTGGTTCATGGTCTTTCAACGATGATTCGATCACTGCGTTCGGGTATTTTCAAAATCAATCTGATATTACGTGGGAATCGGTAAACAAAACTTGGGCAGAATCTGTTGAGCGTTGGAACAGTGGAACGCTTCAATCGCAATTCCGACAAGTTCTTGCAGGAAACCAAGAAGGTTTTGTTTTTATCGTTGATCCTGAGACAACACGAAATGCTCCAGCACTTCAAATTACCGATATGACCTTTGTAGGAAACCTAGTAACGCTCTCGGTACAGGACCACAATCTGTCGACCGAAGATTTCATTGTTATAGAGAATGCTCAAGGTATTACATCTCTGAATGATAACGTGTACCAGGTCAATACGGTTGTAGATAGCAATACGATTACCGTACTCCAGGTCGGGGTGTCTGGAACCTATACAGGAGGCGGAACAATCGGACGGGTAAGTCGTATCGATATTAAGACAAAACAATACAATTTCTATCTTAAAGAAGGTAGAAATGCGTATGTATCAAAAGTAGACTTTTTTGTTACTAAAACATCAGAAGGGTCTATTACCATAGATTCATTTCCTTCATCCTCCGAGGTCTCTCTGACAGAGGAGGGACAGGCAACCGGGGCCCTTTTAGGAACAAATATCCTGGAAACATCCCCATATTCCACTGTTCCTTTAGAGAATGCCCAGAGCCGCGTGTGGCATCCTGTTTACCTTCAGTCTGAAGGAGAGACCATCCAATTACGAATCTATCTAAGCGATGACCAGTTACAGGACACTTCTATTGCGTGGAGCGATTTCCAATTAAACGCAATGACCTTCTATGCTATGCCAACTGCGGATAGATTGGAGTAGACGTAGATTTTTGGCATCTATAGACTTGAGGAAACGGTCAATTTAATAACAAGGAGGTTTAGATGAAAAAGCTATTTTTAGCTCTTCTTCTTTCAAATTGTTTATCCGCTATGGAGACAGGAATGGCTCCGTTTAAATTTAAATGGCCATGGTCACAAAAGGAAGAGGAAATATCTTCCTCTGATTCTTCATATACTATATCTGTAGAGAGATCCTCCGAAGATGAAGAAGAAAAAGATGCTTCAATAGAAAAACTATCTCGAAGAGCGATATCTTTTTGTTTTGATGCACGAGACGGTGTGGATGTTCGACAGATGACCTTTTCAAAAGCAACGATGCAACGAATACAACAGCGCTTACATGAAAAAAAAGAAGATCGAACCAATCTTCAGAACATTCTTATGGGTCTTCAATATGATGAACCCGCTTCCTATGAATCACTATCTCCAGGCGAAAAAGAATCTCCTCGAGGACAAGATGGAATGGTCAAAGAGGTAAAGGAACTTGTTTTAGGGTCTCTAGAAGAAGTATTTACTGAAAAAGATCGCTATATAATAGAACAAGAAAATAAAGTGCGCTCACAGCAAATAAAATTTAAAATTGCGGCTCTTGGAGCGTTTACCACTACCATAAGCGCTTTAATTGGAGGATCGACAGCACTAATCCTTCATTTTACAAAATAAAAACTGCTTCATTCACAAAAAACACCGCCCAACCTATGTGGTGGACGGTGATAAAAGGAGAGTAGTAATGAAAATTTCTAGCTTTTTAAAAATTCGAGCACGACATACGTTACATTAAAATTTGTTCTATTGCTACCGGTTGTAATGTTCACATTTGTGCTATCAACATTCAATTCTATGATGTTTGCAGCAACAGATGAAGCATATGGAATTGGTAAATATGTTAATCCGGTTGTGTCGGACGCGGTGGCATAAATTCTAGTGAATGTGAACGCACTCGTTATGTTAATTCCATGTGCCACGCTCTTGGTCGCCGTATTTGGAAGAGCCCCGAAATTAATAACTTTTCTAAATACTTGTCGTAGCTCAGGACTCTTTGGAGTGGTTGAGCTGAGGGTAGGATCCGCAAAGAATGCCTGACTATTAACAAACTCCTGATCAACATAGTAACCAGTATCTTTGATATTGAGCAACAGCGACATATTGTTCAAGTTTTGATACAAGCGAACGAGGAGCTCTTTAAATTCTGGACTCGTTACTTCTGTGCTATAAATCTCGGTCGGGTCCCATATATTAGTCGTTGGAACGAATGCTCCCGGTCCTAATTGGTTTGGAAATGATTTTGCCATCCTGTCTCCTTAGGTAATACTAGCAATCATACAACATCTTAGTTAGGATATGGCGACGATCGTTATAAAGAAAGGATTGAGATGCCATTTTTTAGAGGAACACCCGGTAGGTTTGAACAAGTGCAAAAATTTACCGAGGCGCAGCAATCAGGAATTGATCAGGCGCTACAACAAGCCCTAAGTGGTCTTCAGCAGCCTCTTGGTGCAGGATTTGCCCCTATAGCACAGCAAGCACGTACACAGTTTGAAGAACAAACAGTTCCTTCTCTCGCAGAACGATTTACCGCAATGGGCGGCCAAAGAAGTTCAGCATTTCCTCAAGCATTAGGGCAAGCTGGCGCAGGGTTAGAACAAGGACTGGCTGCACAACAAGCTCAATTTGGTCTTCAAGAAAGAGGATTACTGCAACAATTATTAGGTACTGGTCTAACGCCAGAATTTGATACAATTCGATTTAAGCCCCAACCAGGATTTTTAGAAAGTGGTATTGCGCAGCCTCTCTTTCAAGGATTAGGGCAGGCATTACCAGGTTTGGCAACTGGAGGTGCCGGCGCTATCTCCTCTCTTCTTCCAATGTTGTTAAAATTATTAGGAGGCGCAGGTACAACTCAACAACAAGCGCAGGGAGCTGCACCTCAACAACAATATCAACCTTATGTAAGTCCTTCATATCAAAATCTTCAACTTCTTTTTGGAGGAGGGTTTTAAGATGCCTATACAAGAATTTGATGAGCCAGGACTCGGTACTAGACTGGGAACCGCGCTTGGAAAAGGTTTAAGTACTGGAATAGAACGTCTTATATCGGATAAATTAAAAGATATTCAGTCTGAGCGCCTTGAGAAATCTGGTCTACCAGGAGTATTGGCCTACCTCGATCCTCAAACACAGGCTGCCTATCTCAAACAATATGGTGCTGCTCAACAATTAAGTGCTCAACAAGAGAGAGCTGCTCAAATGCAAGAACAAATAGCGGAAGCAGAATTAGGAAGAAAAGAATTTCAACAAGATGCTCCCGAATTAGATCAATCATTTAAAGAGAAATCTCCTGAAGAGCAAGCTAATTTGGCATCAGAGCCACATTTAGATGAAACATCGACTATAACTTCCGCAAAAATGGCTCGTCCAACTCCAGAACAATTATCACGAGAAGCACAGTTATCTACGGCCATAGACAATTTGAGGAATAAGTTAGCAGATCCAACTACTCCTCGAAATCTTAAAGTCGGTATCCAAAAAAGGATAGATGAGAAAGAAAAACAACTTCAGAAGATTAGCGATCGACTTGAAGATAAAACCGCTGCCGTAAGAAGCGAAGTAACAAAAAACTATAAGAACTCTAAAGACGTTCTAGATGTTTTAAAGAGACAGCAAGAACTCAATGAGGCAGGGCATTTTCAAACCGCTGGAGATTTGGCCTTCCTCCAGGGACTCGGTATTGAAGATATTGACTCTCTTAAACACCCAGACTTGCAAGAATTTATTAAAAACAACGGTGTTTTCTACCGACAATTGAAAGGACTCTTTGGTGGTAGAATAACCAACTCCGAAATAGATCTTTTTAGACGTACAATTGCAAACGAATTTCAAAGTCCCGAGGGAAGACGCCGGGTTATAGAATCTTTAAGGAAAGCAGCAAAAGGTGACGTTGTAAGATTTAAAACAATGAGAGATCTTATCGATAACAACAAAGGAATGCCTCCGGAAAGACTAGAAGAGCTTATCGAGATAAAATCTAAAAAAGATTTGAGAAAAATAAAAAAAGAATGGCTAGAAGAACTAAAGAAAACTCCACTACCGGAAGCAGAATCAAAATTTGTTACCGGAGTTAAGGCAATTGGGGGAAAGGCCCTCGGTGGTATCGGAAGAGGTATCCAAAGGGCAGCGGTTCCCGCACTTACCGGAGCCGCAGTAGGATCACTTGCTAGTGGAATCGGAGCAGTTCCCGGAGCAATTGGTGGTGGATTGCTTGGACTCAGCGGGCTCTTGAGAGGACCTAAGTAGCTCCCAAAAACTCTTGCGAGTAATGATATATAATAATATAAGATCACAGATCATAAATTCCCCCTGTTTCAAGATTATTTATCGATAAACATCACCAACATTAGCATCGCAACAACGATAAGAAATATCCCCACTAACATCATTTTTTATCTTCCTTTTCTACCTTCGCACCCTTGTCTTTTATGTCTTTGCCTACCTTCTTATCTTCATCTTTTTCTTTAACATCTTCTTTGGTGCTCATGGGAAAAAAGGCATCCGAAGGAGGAAGAGCTGCAGAATAAGAAAAAACAAAACTAACCAAAAGAATAATATATTTACTCATTAGTATCCTCTGTATAAGAACCACCATTTTGTTTAAGTTCTTTGATCATCACTTTCATAACAAATTTTGTCATTGTGCAATAATGTTCGTGTGCTCTCTTTCTTATCGCATTATAAAGCACTTCTGGGATATCAACGTTTAGTCTTTTTCTTCCGTTTCTCTTCAAATCTAACCCTTTCACTTATATTACTCATTTTACACACAATGATTATAATGTCAACAAATATAGAGAAAAACGTTGCTACCATCTCAGATATTTTGTTAGATGGGGCTGCTTTAAAATTTATTATTACAAGGAGTAATGATGGCAGTAAACAGGACCCGTAGAAATATTTCATATGGTGTAACAAACGCCCTACAGCAGGTGCCACCTCAACCTATTTTGGCTCAACGTGATCCAAGTACGAGTGATATAGCAGAACTTGGTACTCTGTGGGTCAATACCGCAGACAATCTATGGTATATACTTACCTCGGCTACCGGGGGATCATCTACTTGGGCAGGACAATCTGCAGGTAGTGGTACTTTTGCTGCTGTTACTGCTACAACAGGAGATATTACAGCTGATCAGGGCGACCTGGTGGTAACACTCGGAAATCTGGATGTTACTAATGGTAATGTGACTGTTGGAGGAGATCTTACCGTTACTGGTACAACGACGGTAAATGGTGATTTTGACCTTACATCAGCAGCTCTTATTGATTTTGTATCTACACTGAACGCTGCTCCATCCATTCTTCTTCATGCAAATGGTGGTGTAAACGAACAAATTAGATTGCATTCAGATCAGGGAACCGCAGTCAATTCTATTCAGCTCGATTCTGATGTTGGTGGCATTACCCTTCTTTCCGGACTCGCCTCAGCTGACGCTATTAATCTATCTGCTACCGCGGGTGGTGTAGATGTTGACGGTGCGTTGCAGGTAAATATTGCCTCCTCTCAAGCAGCAGCTGACGCTGTTGTAGTTAGCGCCTCCGCAGGTGGTGTTGATGTTACTGCTAGTGGTGCAGGCTTAGATGTAGATATTACCAGCTCAACGGGAAGAGTAATTCAGAGTGCTGGTGAAGCGGTAGCTGATGCTATTCAACTTCTTGCTCCTGCTGGTGGCGTGTTAGCTCAGGGTATCTTAAAGATGGATATTCAGACTTCTCAAGCGGCTGCAGATGCTATTGATCTGAACGCTTCTGCTGGGGGTATAACATTGGCTGCTGGAGGAGTGGGCGCAACAGGAGATATTACCCTTACGTCTTCCGCCGGTTCAATCAGGCTTGATGCAGACCAAGCTATTTTAAATGCAATCGAACTTGATGCAAGTACTGCCGGCGGTATTGTCATGTCGGCTGCGCTAGATTTAATCTGTCTCATTGATGGTCAAATACGGTTAGTTTCTGATGATGCTGCAGCAAATGCTGTTCGTCTAGAGGCTACTGATACTGTGGGTGGGGTTGATATAGATTCTGGTACTGGCGGTTTCGATGTTGATACTACAGGGCGACTTACTTTAACAAGTACCGAGACGTCTTTCCAGGCAATAGACCTTGATGCTGTTACTGGTGGTGGTGGCTATACGCTCAATACAGGTACTGGTGGTATTACTGACACAACATCCGGAATACTGACTCTGGATAGTACTCGAGCAGGTGCTGGAAGTATTGTAGTAAATGCCTCAGGTGCAACTGGTGGGCTTCAAGTAGACGCTGGAAGTGGTGGTATTGCTATTGGCGTAACCGGTGATTGTACTCCTATATCGCTTGGTGATGTCGTTCCTATTGCAAGTAGAACATTTACTCTTGCTGGCGGGACAATTTCAGGTGCGTTTACTGACACTATTGATATCGGTGCCGATGGCGTTGATTCAAATGCCGGTGCAACCAAAATAGTAAATATTCTTTCTGGTTCAACAACGCTTGGAAGCCAAACGGTTAATGTTGGAACTGGTGATCGTATTTCTGGTACAAGCCGAGTAAATATTTCTACTGGAAGTGGAACCAAGAATGTATTTATTGGTAATGCTGATGTGCTTACAAGTTTGCATGTAGATGCTCAGGTCCTTATTAATGATAGTACTAACGGTAACGTTACTATTAATGACGGTTCATCAACTGGTACTCTTCAAATGGGGAACACAACCGCTGGTGGTTCTGTTGCTCTTGATAGCTCGGTAGATATTGCTATTGATGCTGGTACAGCAAGTTATTTCGTGACCCAAACTGGCGATCTTTCTCTAACAGCAACTGCTGGATCATTAAACTTAAGAGGCGGTGAAGCTGTAGCTGATGCCGTTCTTATAGAAAGTACTAATGCTGCAGGTGGTATCGATATAAATGCAGGAAGCGCCGGTATTAACATTTCTACAGCAAGTGGTCCATTCGTGCTGGCAACCGGAACCGGAGACCTTTCATTGGGTGCCGATGCTACAGAACATAACGTAACAATTGGTAGCCAAGTTGATACCAGCACAGTAACACTTCAAGCCGGTACTGGCGGCATCATTATGGATTCGTTAGATGAAATACTGCTTGATGCTGATGGTGTACTGGAACTCAATTCATCTGCTGGCGCAATTGGTATTGGTAACGATGCTGATGCTCAAGCTATCAATATTGGAACAGGGGCGGCTGCCCGTACTATTACTGTTGGTAACGCAACCGGCGCTACTACCGTTCTTTTGCATGCTGGTACTGCTGGTATTGGCATTGGTACAACTTCAGTTGCTATGCCAATCTTCATCGGGAACGACACAGGAAATACAAACATAGCACTCGTTTCAGGTACAGGAGCCATTGGTATTGGTGCGAATGCTATTGCCCACCCTATCGTTATAGGAAACGGCACTGGCGCCACATCTGTTACTATTGATTCCGGTACTGCTGGTATTGATATTGGTACAAATGCAATTGCTCAACCTATCACGATAGGTAACAGCACTGGTGCTACAGCTGTTACTCTTGATTCTGGTAGCGGTGGCGTCAATATTGGTACAAATGCGGTGGCTCAAACGATTACTATAGGTAATGGAACTGGTGCTACCGGTATTTCTCTGGATGCTGGTACTGGTCAGATTGATATTGGTACAAATACTATTGCTCACGGTATTAACATTGGTAACGGTACGGGTACTACAACAGTTACTATTAATTCTGGTACTGGTGGTGTCAATATTGGTACAAATGGTGTGGACCAAACAATTACTCTAGGTAACGAAACTGGTGCTACAACTGTTACTCTGGATGCTGGTACTGGTGGTGTCAATGTTGGTGCAAATGCAGTTGCTCATGCTGTCACCATAGGTAACGGCGAGACAGGCTCGTCGGTTACTATTGATGGTGGTACTTCTGGTATTAGCATCGGTACAAATGCAGTTTCTCATGCTGTCACCATAGGTAATGGTGAGACAGGATCATCGGTTACTATTGATGGTGGTACTTCTGGTATTGGTATCGGTACAAATGCAGTTGCCCACGCGGTTACGATTGGTAATGGAACTGGTGCTACTGGCGTTAACGTTTTTGCTGGTACTGCTGGTGTCAATATTGGTACAAATTCTATTGCTCATGCTGTAACCATAGGTAACAGTACGGGTACTTCATCGGTTACTATTGATGGTGGTACTGCTGGTATCGATATTGGTACAAATGCAGTTGGTCAACCTATCACTATAGGTAATGGAACTAGCAATACAGCAGTTGCTATTGAGACCGGAACAGGAGCATTAAGTCTCGGAACGAACGCTGTTGAACATAACGTAACAATTGGTAGTCTTACAGGCGCTTCTCTTGTGACAATTAGGAGTGGTGCTAGTGGCGGAATAGCTCTGCAGGCACAAGACGGTGCATTAAACGTAACTCCGGCTACTAATTCTGTGGCAGGAACGTCGCTCACTTTGAATGCTCGTATGGGTGTAGCAACATTTACGGGGCAAACAACAGGTGCTGGATCAACACTTGATCTTACTATTACGAACTCGATCTTAGCAGCTGGTGATGGCGTATTTGTAACTGTAAGCAACAAAGGAACCAATGATGCAGATATGACCTTAGAAGGGGTTATAACTGAGACGGCAGGTACATTGACAATCCATACTAAAAACAATGGCGCAGCAGCATTGAATGGTGATGTAATCGTTACGTTCTGGATTCCTAACTAGTAATAATATGGGGCCTCTACGGAGGCCCCTCTAGATTTCATCATGATGCATGCTATGATAGGGACGCAGTATAAATTAACTTTATTCATTAAGGATGTTTTATGGCAGAACAAGAAGTAAAAAAAGTAGAAGAAACGCCGGAGAGACCAAAGTTAGAAGTGGTACAGCATGGAGCTTTAGTTTTAGAGGTAAAAAATAATGATCTCCTTTTTTCACTTTCTTTACCGGTGGGTGCAACGTACGCTGATGCGTATTATGCAACGTTTGAAATGCTTAAAGCTATCGAAGGGTTTGTCAAAAAAGCAGAAGAAGAAGCTAAGAAAAAAGAAGAATCCGGAGATGCTGTCGAGCAAGAAACCGAAGAAGCCAAAGGTTAATAAAAAGGATTGAGATGGCTATTAATAGAATTGTCCCCTTTGTAAGGCTCAATCGTGGATCTCCTACCATGACCAATGACTTTCAGAAAGTAGACGCTGGAGGTACATTTGCTTCTTATCCTGGATCACTATCGATAGTTCGCATTATTAATGCATCAGATAAGTCAATTAATATTAGTTATGATGGAACGAATGAGCATGATCACTTGCAGGCTGGAGATACGATACAACTAGATCTTCAAGCAAATGCCAATCCAAATGGATATGTTTCTAATCTTCCAAAGAATTTTGGCGTATGGGTAGCAGGAAGTGCTGGAGCTGGAAGTATATATGTTTGTGCGTATGGGCAAATAGAACGATAAGGAATAGTAATGGGAAGTCTTGCGATTCGGTTAGATATTGAACCAGTAAGAAGTATTGATTTTGGATCTATTGGTGCAGCATACACAGGAATTGGAACGGCAATGACACGTCCAATTCGTATGTTTTTCCTTCAAAATCTTACGGATGTTGATTTGTTTTTTTCACTGAATGGTATAGATGATCACTTCCCTCTTCCTGCAAACGGATACCTTTTATTGGATATTACAAGCAATAAAACGATTCCACAGGGGTTCTTCTTAGCAGAAGGTCAGCGTGTATACGTTAAAGAGCTGGGGGTTCCTACTAACGGAACAGTCTACCTTACAACATTTTTTGGCGCCGATTTATAGAAGGAGAAAGCAGTGAGCCAAACAGGGCAGTTTCCAGAAGGTCCAGTTATCTCTCCCATAGAAACTATTACCGGTAACTCTGGAGGAGACGTAGGACCAGACGGTCTTGGAAATATAGATATTGTAGGGGATGGCACTCTTATTGATATAGTAGGAAATCCAGGCACGAATACCCTTGATGTCAATCTGAGTTCAGCAATTCCAAGTTCTTTTATTGCGGATGTTGGGACTGCCACACCTGTTTTAAATGCGTTAACAGTGGTTGGTGGAACCAATATGAACACCCAGGGTGCTGGAAATGTTCTCATTATTAATCTCGATACAGTAGTTTCGCTCACGACGCTTACTCTAGTTAATCCATTAGGTGTCGATAATGGTGGAACAGGAGTTAACTCATTAACAGACCATAGTCTGATGGTTGGTTCCGGGACATCTCCGGTGACATTATTGGGTGTTGCTACCGATGGACAACTCCCAATTGGCTCAACAGGAGCAGATCCAGTTCTTAATACCTTAACAGCTGGGCTCTCCACCCAAATTACGAATGCTGCTGGTAGCATTACCGTTGGTTTAACAACTAACGATCAAAAAACAGCAATTCAGGGATGGAATGGAAGTACGATTGAAAGTGCCTGCATGATGGTTACGTCTGATGGTGCTACCATTACCGCATCTGTTGAGAAACGGGGAGGTGGAGACCTTACTGTAGTATTCTCTGACGGTTTTTATGCATGGGATACGACTCCTGCTGACACAGTTACTTTAACAGCTGGATCAGATACGAGCCCACAGATGAACTATGTGTACATGCCACAAGCAACAAAAACATTAACCGCAAACACGGTAGGCTTTCCCCTTACAGAAGAACACCTTCAAATAGGAACCGCTCTTTGTCCGAGCGCATCGTTAGTACAAACGAATGGTGCGTATTCAGTACATTCATATCAAAACCATGTTTTTGATGATGGAGATACTAACCAAGGCCATATCGCTGATATCAATTTCTTAATTAGAAACCATCCAGCGACATGGATGAGTGGAGTAACTCCAACTCTAACAATTGATGGGGCTCCCTCGCCAGATACAGTCATTTTTACAAGCACTGCAGGAACCGTACTCCAACTACACCCAGAGGATTTTCCGGCCTTTACTGGGACACCTGACATCTATGTGGTTAATGATTCGGTTACGCCGTACACCATTATTACTGACTTGAATCAACTTACCGATGATTCAACCGGTGGCACTCTAGATAATAAATTCTTCTCTGTGGTGATTTGGGGAATAATTAGCGAAGAGTCAGCAGACTGTAAATTAATGCTCAATCTGCCAAGTGGTACCTATACAAGTGATGTTGCGGTTACAGCAGATGATAACAAATACGCTGATTATAATATTCCGCCCGAAATAAGAAGTTCTGGATTTTTGATTGCGCAGTATGATTTAAGAAAACAATCAGCTGGGGGTGGCACATGGACTCTCGTTAATCAATATGATCTGCGTGGCCTTATGCCGTCAGTTAACCCGGGTGGTACTTCATTAACCGGTAAAATTTTTGAAGACAATCTGTTTCGAATCATAGACGAAGTAGATAACACGAAGGAATTAGATTTTTCTGTGGGTGGTATTACGACAGCTACTACCAGAACTATCACCATGGCTGATCGTGATGTGGACCTTAATGCAGTGAGACCGTGGAGCGAAGAGACAGGAATCTCTGTAGGGATGGCTGTTAACAGTGATTATATTGCGAATAATGCCGCTCTCGTAACGCTCACGCTTCCAGCAGCCGCTGCCGTTGGCGATATTATATCGGTGGTTGGCAAAGGTGCGGGCGGCTGGCTTGTTGCACAGAACGCAGGACAGACGATTCATAAAGCTGGTGCAAGCACAACGACAGGGGTTGGTGGCTCTATAGCATCTACCGCACAGTATGATTCGGTAGAAATGGTATGTATAACGGCAAATACCGACTTTGTAGTGAGAAGTTCTGAGGGAACAATCACTGTAACGTAAAGGAGAATAATGGCACGGCGACTTTCCGGATTAAATCCTCTTTCATATATAGGCGTTGAGCCTCTATCTCCTCCACAGTTTTTGGTTAAGCGTGTCGACCCCACTGCGAATGATAATAATTTCAATCTCGGAACGATGTGGTTAAACGAGGTAAACGAAGACACATTTCTACTTACCAGTAAATCTGGAGGTACAGCAACATGGTCTCGTTTTATTCCATCTGGCGCAGGGGCAGCTATCGACTTTGTGACCGCTTCAGGTACTGCAACTCCAGCGGCAGGAATTTTAAATGTTCCTGCGGGATCTAATATCACCACCGCTGGTGCTGGAGACACACTCACCATAAACCTTGTTGCCTCTCCTTCCGTTGCTGGATCATTAACCGCTGGCACTACCATAACCGCTGGAACAGGCTTAACCGTGACAGCAGGGGGCATCACCGCCGCGGGGACGATAACACTCTCAGATCTTAATCTTGGTGTAGTGGTGTCAGATGCAGCTGGTATTCTTTCTGCTATCAATGGAACGAACGGCCAACTTCTTATTGGCGGTACAGCCATTGCGCCGATATGGGCAGATCTTACTTCCACAGGTGGCACGATAACGATTACGGGTGGTGCCAACACGCTCAATATAGAAACAGCGGGCACAACCGCTAACTCATTCCCAACCGATTCAGGTACGGCAATTCCAGCTGCAGGCGCATTGACCATTGCGGGCGGTGCAAACATTGCCACTTCTGGAGCAGCATCCACTGTAACGATAGATGTTTCAGGAACGACCGATCATGCACTCCAACTCGGGAATGCGACGGGAAGCCTCACCTCACTTGGTGTTGCCACAGATGGACAATTACCGATCGGCTCTACAGGGTTAGATCCAGTACTTGCGACCTTAACGGCTGGTACGGATATCAACATTGTGAACGGTCCGGGATCCATAACGATTAACAGCACCGCATCTCCTGGAGCCATCCAGTTTGATGGAGATGCAGGTTCCGCGGTTCCCGCGGCTGGTATTATTACCATGGCAGGTGGGAGCAATATCTCTACATCCGCTGCTGGGTCTACTGTTACTTACAATGTGAGTGGAACCACAGATCATGCTATACAGCTTGGTAATGCAGGTGGAAGTCTTACATCTCTTGGAGTTGCGACCGACGGGCAAATACCGATTGGCGCCACAGGAACCGACCCTTCGCTCAATACTATCACTCCAGGTACTGGTATTTCTATTGCGAATGCCCCCGGAGCAATCACTATATCGGCAACGGGATCACAACTTCCTTGGACTGTTGTTGCCGGAGCGGCGCAAGCGCTTGCCATTAATAATGGTTATTTCTCAAATAATGCAGGACTGTGCACGTTTACACTTCCCGCTGTTGCCTCTGTGGGAGATGTTATTGAAGTAGCGCTCATGAATGCTACCGGAAGCTGGACAATTGCACAAAACGCAGGCCAAACTCTATATATTGGAAATACAAATACAACAACGGGGGCAGGTGGCAGCTTATCTTCTACCGATAAAGGTGACTGGTTAGAAATCATATGTCGTGTTGCTAATACTGATTTCCAAGTCAATGTTAAATCTGGAAACATAACGGTTGTATAAGGAAAAACATGGCAACTATTAATGCTATAAATACCGGAAAGCCGATAGAGGTTGCAAGTGGTGGGACTGGTGTAGCTTCTATAACGGCCTACACGGTTATTTGCGGTGGAACAACAGCAACAGATCCAGTACAACCAATCGCATCTGTAGGATCTGCGACTCAAGTTCTTACTTCGAACGGAGTAGGCGCCCTTCCATCTTTTCAGGCAGCTCCTGCAACTTCCATGGAATTTCAAATACTAGCATCTGATCCCGGCTCTCCTTCGGCAGGACAAGTATGGTTCAACACAACGAGTAATACATTTAAAGGATATAATGGAGCTATTGTCACTTTCACCGTGACATAGGAGTGTGATGGCAACCATAAATAAAATTAATAGTTCCCTTCCTATAGAAATATCATTTGGTGGTACCGAAAATTCATCCTTGATTTCGTATGCTGTTATTTGCGGAGGGACGACACCAACAAGCCCGCTTCAACAAGTTGCGTCTGTTGGATCATCTGGAGAAGTTTTAACATCAGAGGGTGCCGCAACACTTCCTATATTTAGAGATCTTCCAACATTTTTTCAACCACTTGCTTCTGATCCAGCGAGTCCTTCTATTGGTGATGTATGGTTCAATACCACTACTAACTTATTTAAAGGAGCAATTGACAGCGGAGGAGCTGGTGCGTGGGTTATAAAAGCTAACCTTAATAGAGGTATCCGCGGAAACCTGATGTTTGGCACAGAAAATGACTGCATAAGTGCATGCGGATCTACTGGCACTCCAAGAAGGTTTACGGAGCGATATAATTTAATTGCTGATTCTTGGACTTCCAAGTCACTAACGATTACAGCACGATTTGAAGGTGGTGCGGGTGGCCTCCCTGACTCCGGCGGAATATTTGGGGGAACCCTTACTAGTGGATCGCCAACTGGCTTAGCAGAAAGATATGACGGCATAGGAGATGCTTGGAGTGCTACTGCCAATATGCCCGTTCCGCGAACTTCGTTAGCCGGAGCTGGATCTACAGCTAACGATTGGCTCGCTTTTGGTGGCAGAAGTGGAGGCACCGCATTTGATAATGTTCAACGATATGATGGCATAGGAAATTCGTGGGCAACGAAAGCTAATCTATTGCAACCTCGTCAGTTTCCTGCAGGGGGTGGTTCTGCTGGAGATGCAATGGCTTTTACTGGTAGAAGTTCTGGTGGAATCGATCTATCAACTACCGAACGCTATGATGGCGTCGGAGATTCCTGGTCTCTAAAAGCAAATATTAATACTCCGCGAAATCAAGGAGGCGGGGGTGGCCAGTCTGGAGGTTCGGTACTTTCGTTTGGAGGGTCTCCAACCGGCCCAGTAAGTATAAGTTCACGTACTGAAGAATACGATGGGATAGCAAATACATGGACAATCCGTACTGGTATGAATAACGCAAGGTCTTCAAATGGAGGCACAGGATCTTCGGGAACAGGAGGCATAACAGCGGGTGGAATAACAACACTAACAGGATTTAGTGATTCTACAGAAGTATATGGTGGTTCTCCTCCAACTATCGTGACATTCACCGTTGTATAACAGTAGGATTTTATGGATCGATTTAAATATCTCTCAAGCGCGCTTGGATCAACAGATGTTGATAAGCTCACGAGCATCAAATCAGAACTACAAGACAGTTGGAATAAAGCCCAAGTATTTAGAACGGAGACTGAAGCGCGTGTTGGAGTTTTAAACATCTTTAAATTTCCTACAAAAGGTGCACAATATTGGCAATCGGTTCGTGAACAATCAGCACAGTTTGATGAGCTTGTTGCGTTGTCATTTGAATTAAGAAGAAAAAAGATAGATCTCGAAGAATTGAAAGAAGAGATCAAAAACTGCACAGGCTATGAACTTGCGAGAAAGGAAGTTGATTTGGATGAGCTCCTCTTTCAAATTGCATGTGGGGAAAAGATTGCCCGAGATCGCGTGAGAGAGATTCTTCAGTGGTCGGAAATAAAAAAAGAGTTAAATGATGGTTCTTTTGATGACAAAAACGCAAATACACACCAACGAGAGTCTTTGTTTCGGAGCGCCCTAAAGAGAGCGCAGGTGGCGAATGATGAAATGACATCTGAAGAAAAGCTTTCTATTCAGGGTATTTTGTATCAATTGAAAGATGACGCCTCAAATCAAAAAATCCTTGAAAGCATTAAAAAGAAGTAAAGGAATACATGAATATATTACCTTCTTCGATACGTTTTATAAAAAATGTAGAAGATATGGATAATGCATCCGGCAATATATTCAATCTTCGTCCGGTTACGTTTGAGCATATTCAATCCGTATCAGATATTAGAAAATATGGACTTGTTGCGGAAGAGGTTGAAAAAGTAATGCCCAGCCTTGTCTTATATGATAAGTCAGAAAGCCCAGAATCGGTTCGTTATCACGAATTGCCGGTCTTATTGTTAAATGAGCTAAAGAAATTGTCCGCGAAAGTGAAGAAATTAGAAGAAACTATTTCTAAATGTTGTTGCCAGGAGAAATGCCATGAAATTTAATACGATGTGGTTCAAAATAGCATCCATTGTTATTGTTGCGTGCCAATAAGGTGAAAATTGCCCTGTTTTTCTCCACCATACAGAAAGCGTTTGTAAGTTTTTCCGGTATCATCGGTTGAAATATATTGTAGAGATCTTATTTCGTTTTTTGTGTTTCGTAGGGGAATAACGAGGGATGGGTACCCCTGAGGATTTAAACCAAAACGTATTTCGGGTGTAGGTTCTATACCCTTTTGTTTTGTATAGCGAATATAGTCGTTTGATGGTGGGATTATGTCATAGTTATTCCATAGTTGTAGAGCCTTTTGTGCCGTCTTATCGCATACTTGTTTTCTTTGTCGTTCTGCGATTTCCTTCTGTTTAAGGAACAACCGATGAAGTTCTTTTTTTTTGCTTCATCCATCATTGATTTTCCGCTGTGCTTCCGTCTCTTATATGATTTTTAATCCAGTTGATAACGCTTTCCTTGGGATACATAACTCGTCGTCCAAACTTGATCCATGGAGGAGAGGTGCCTCGTACTCGTGACAGATAGACAGAGTTGTTACTTGGATATAATCCAAGGGAAACAAGGTTCTCTGAGCTCAAGAATTCAGGCATTCCTTCAAATCGAGGGATTTTTTGTTTTTCTTGCATGGGATCTCCTTTCGAAGATTCCTATGAAGGTTGAAGAGGGTCATTCTCGGTTTGTGTATGTATTTGTACACATACGAAGAATGAGGTAAGATGAGGATACACTTGTTGGTGGGTATATCCCACAACTTTGGAAGCTAGCGAGCTACAACTTGCTGGCTTCCGCTTATCTTCAGACTCTCATTAGGAATCTCTGATTAATAAGATATTTATGTAATTCATCATTCTTTTCCTTTGTCCACGATTTCCAGGTTTGTTGCAGTACTTGTGGAGTTACCTTTACATGTATTGCATCGCTCGCTCTTGCAGTGGTTCAAAATAGCATCCATTGTTATTGTTGCCGCAATTGGTATAGGATCACGCTATTTCTTTAAAGGAAAAACAGATAACATCATCGAAGAAGCTGCTGAAAAGATAATTGAGGAGAAAACCGGGAGAGACATAGATCTTTCTCCAAGTACCCCAGAAAAAAAACGACGCCACATTAAATAAGAACTGCGCCTGAATAAATAACTTCAGGCGCAGCCATTAAGCAGTGGAGTTTTTTAATATTTAACGAGCTTCTTTTAATAAATAAACATCTAAGCACCGCTTCACAAAATGCTCTTTCATCCAAAATTCACCGAGGGACGACTCTAAAAACTCTCCTAGTGTTACCCACCTGGAAAACCCAAATCGTCTAACCTGGATGAAATATGTTGGCATTCGTCCACCAACTTTCCAGATGGTTCCTACGGGATGTCTATCGTGAATGGTTGGTTGTTTTGTGTGAACAATTATGGAGGCTCTCATAGTAACCCCCATTTTTTTGATTTGTCATCTTCTTCCCTTCCTGAGTTCTTTAATCTCTCTAATTCGCTTGATGGTAACCATGTATTTTGATTTTGGCAAATCTGCTAATGATTGCAGTTGGAGCTTATCAAGGACTTCTTCTACGAGGTCTTCTGCGTCAGCGAGTTCGTATTCCAGTTCTTCGAGTTGTTCTTTGGTGACCGTCTCAGGGCTCTCTTGTTTAGGATTGTAGGCATTTGATGGGCCTTTTGCGATAATATCACGAGCAGGTATCATGGCGACTTCGGCGTCATCGTCGGTGGAGTCCTGGGATACGGTAACTCCCAGGAGGGCCATTGCAGCATATCTTTTATGGTAGCTCATGGTAGAGCCATATGTTTGTGCATCATTTTTAGCCGGTACAATGCGATTACGAGCTTCGAGCCACTGTCCGCTTGAGTGCATGAGTTTAGAGTGGAGCATCGTGGCTCCTTCTTTGGTGATCTGTGTTTGCTGGATGAAGGCAAGACTGTTCTTTGCCAATGCAGGACGAACAGCTTTCATTATGGCATCGAGATCTGCGTAGCCAGATTTAAAGTAGGGATTCTCCCGGTTAAATCCGACTGATTTATATTCGCCTTGCGCTTTTGCCAATGCCTGTGCGAGTTCGTTTATGTTTTCGGACGAATAGGCCGTTTCTTTTTCGAAAGAGGAGAGAGCGGCAATTTGGCGAGATAGTTTAGCAATTGCATCAAGGATTGTGGTGTATTCGAATGTTTTATCTTCCACTAGAGCACCCCGTATGAGTTTTTTTGTTTTCTTTTTATTTCTTTTATTTCTGCTTGCAGGGACTTCATAATCTTTTCATGAGCGCCCATTACGATCTCTATGTCATTCATTATTTTCATGAGGTCTACGATCTGTTCTTGGAGAAGATCGTGCTTTGTTAGTTTCTTTTCTTTCATGGTTATCACCTTTTAGCATCAAATTTGGACGCTACTGCACGTTCTCGAGCTTCCATGTATATTTCGACGAGAGAATCTATGTTTCGCGTAAACTCTTTCTCATGGGCAAGAGCGTCTCGTTCTAGTTGTTGAAGTTCTCGAAAAAGAGAAAGGGCTGCATAATAAATATCGTCCCATCCCGAATCTTTCTTTTTTGCCTGTTTATAAGCCACTTGCAGTTCCCGTATCATATGTTTTAGTGATTGGACTTCTTTACTGACTACCTTTTTCATTACTATTTCCTTAGTTTTCGAGAATCTCCGGTTCAAAAAATGGATGTTGGTCTTCGTAATAACCCCAGGACTCAGCGCATGCGTGTGAACAAAATTCTTCTGGCTGATCTCTTTCAAATTTTATTGTCTCGAGGCCAAGCTCGCTATGACAAAATTCGCAGGTTTTGTATGGAAAGTCTTTTATTCTCATATGCACCTTTCGTTAGGGAAGGGCGCACGAGGCGCCCCCCTGTTGTATTAGCGTCGTACTGAGACGCTCTGTTTTGGAGTCTTATCTCCCTTGTTTACTTTATCGGTAGGAGGAAAAGCAAGCAACGGGGTGCTTAAGAAAACAAGAATAAGGAGTTTTTTCATAATCGTCCTTGTGTTGCTGAGCGCTCTAGGCGCCCAGTGGTTTATAATATTCAGCGTTTTTTCTGTAGTAAGCAGCTTCTTCACATTTATATGAGCAGAAATATTTAGCGCCATCTTTATCCATGCGTACCACGCTAACTTTTTTGTCTTGTTTGCATTCTTGGCAGATCGTTGTGTTTTTCATAATCGTCCTTTGAGTTTTATTCTTTGCTCTTGACTTATTAATATGGTATAATATTATTATATTAATGTCAAGCGTTTCGAAAGGAAAAAATGAAATTTACGGAAGAATATAACAACCTGCGAGATCGGGTTTTAAAGGAGCTCTTCCGGGCTCCTGACCAGGTAGGGCATCTGGCAGAAAAGATTGGGGTGCATGAGTACACCTTGATGAGCCTTCTGCGAGGAGAAAAGCCTATAAGAAAACCAACTATCTTGAAGCTTAAACAGTATTTTGCTACCTTAGATGAAGAAAAAAATCGCTAGCTTTATTCTGAAAGAAAAGATCGTGAACATAGAAAGAGCCACATTACCGTTTGAAAGTAATGTGGCTTTATCTTGTATTATCTTTATCCAACTTCCCTTAATCTACCACAATCTTAGAACAGTTAGTCAGAACCTAAAAAAATTGCAATATACAAACATCCGACACCGATACCCACGATACAAGTACCAATCTCGACACCTAACGCGATGCCGATCTCGATTCCGATTCCGATCCCGAAAGTTGCAATATGTCAATTAATAGGATCTTAAAAAGATATTTAAATAATAACAATCCTATACCTAAATGTCAAATAAAGGACAAAAATCCTTTATTGTCGGTTGAATCGGAGCTTGAGAGGGTTCGGGAGTATGTGGCGGGTGCTTCTCGGGGTGACTTAGGTATAATTAATACGCTTCTTGCTCATGATTTAATTCATGAGACCATTTATACCACCCAGGGGCGACTGGGAAGAACAGCTGCTCCTGGGCTTGTTCGTGAAACGGTATGCAGACGAACGACTGTATTGCACGAAAATCGTATAATCCACAAACAATATCGCGGAATAAAAAAGACATGCCTGTACAAGGTTAACCGTATCTTTTATCGCCCTGAGGCCCGAAATACCCTCGGAAAATACCTCCCCATTCTTAAGAAAATCACCCTTCTTCTCCTCTTGTCAGTGGCAGAAAAGCCCTATTTAAAAGGAAATGTCACTCAAGTGGTTAAGAAAGATATATATACTTACAATACAAGTAACTTAGATAGTAAAGAGGAACCCTTTTATCACAAAGTGAGACGCAAAAAACAAAAAAATACGAGATGGGAGATAATAATGAGCTCTATAACACCCCTTAATCGAAAGATAAGTATCAATGTAGGCGCCACCCCTTATGCCAGCCTATTGCTATCGGTGTTTCCAGATGACGTTCTCAGTAGGGTATACAAGACTTATCTTATGAATAAAAAAGACATACAGAACGCAGTGACATGGGTATGGTCTACTGCTAATTCTATTTGCAAAAAAGAGGGAATAAAGTTATACTATAGCGATATGTTGAAAGAAGTAAAAGCTGCCGGATACAAACGGGGGGATCGATTGTTACTGCATAGTGATAAAGAATCTCAGTTTCGTTATGATGAGCCAAGGGGTACCCCTATCAGGGATGCCCAGAGTGCACCTAAAAAACGCACCCAACCTGATCCAAATAATTATTGGGCAAAAATGTTTCCCGTTCCTGATATAATCAAAAGAAACGAAACATTAAAGGAAGGGTTATGAGAGATCTCTTTTTAGGTATAGTAATTGGAATTATGGCATCTATCTGTATAGGGGCCATAGCAACTTATTTTATTGGAGAAGCACCAGAGGGACCTATTGTTGTTAACCTCAAAATGTCAGAGTAATCCCGATGAAGTACGTAATAATGGGCGACCCAACACCATTAGCACGCGCACGACACGGAAAGGGAAGAACATGGGACTCACAAAAACAGTTGAAATTAGTATGGGGAATACACTTGAAAGGACAACACCAGGATAAACCACTCCTTTTTGGACCCCTTCTTCTCGATATAACGTTTTATATGAAACAACCAAAAACAAAAAAGAATAAAGAAGATAAAGAATCAGGAGACTACCACAAAATAAAACCCGATCTTTCAAATCTTGTGAAATTTATAGAAGATGTAGCAACCAACATCCTTTACAAAGACGACTGTCTTATTGCAAAAATAATTGCTACAAAAGTATACGATGAAAACCCAAGAACCGAGTTTACTCTGCAAAGGATCATATGAGCACTATAGTCTTTACTCTTAACATCGTTACCGACTACAAGAAATTTAGCTTCCTCTTCTACACAACCACTCTTGATGATTTAAAAAATGGAATGAGCACCTTTTTAAAGGGTATTAATAATAAAGACGATGACTTTATTTCCTTGGATGAAATTCTTCCCGTCGTGTGGCTTGTGAATAAAAATCCAATGCCTTTTACCAATCTGATCATTCCCAAAAAACAAATCGAATGCATCTATACAGAGATTTAATATGGAAACTCTTTACACCGTATTGATCGGAACCTCAGACTCAGAATGGTCTTACGGCCCATACTCCAAAGAAAGAGCCCATGAAATGGTCGAATCAATATATGATCAAATCCTCGAAGAAGAACTGTTTATAACTATAGGACCATCCGTATATATAAAATCAGACGAAATCACATCGGTAATGGCTGTTCCGGCACATGACCCAACCGATGATTATGAGGAGGAAGAAGATTAATATGATACGTGTTAATGGAAAGGTCATGTATTGTCAGGACTGTGGGGATGAAGCATGTGTTATATATAACGACACTTATTTTTGCTCCGGCTGTAACCATCATACCGATGGAACTGCGCGTGGGTTTGGAAATTTCAATATAGACATCTCAGAGAATATGCAACCTAAGTGGTCCGCTGTTATCGTTATTGCAGTTCTCTTATTTATCGCTCTCATTGCAGGGCTCTATTTTGGATTCATTCCCATTTGGGCCATCATAATAACTGTGTTACTTCTACTATGAAAAAGAAGAAAAAAGGCACTCCTCGATCTATCTCTATGATAGCCGGGAGCCGGTATGGACGGTGGACCCTTTTAAGAAGATCTCGTTATAATAAACCGAGGGCTGCTATGTGGATCTGTGTATGTGATTGTGGGAAACAGGATTCCGTTCGTGGTACAAGTTTACGAATAGGAGAATCAAAGCAGTGCCGAAACTGTCAGCAAAAACAACTCTTTAAAACAAACACTCATTACACTAGAATGAAAAAAACACGCGGTCCCAAATCTCACTCTTGGAAGGATAAGTAATGGCTAAAAAAATCTCTAACCCTAGCAAAATAATAGATAAGGCCGCAAAGCGTAAGTGGGATTCTTATAAGCATATTGGATCCTGGAAGATGACTCCTTACTCTATGGAGGGCATAAAACGACTAGCAACAGAATTCATCGACTGGGTGCAGACAAGCAAATTCCTTTATCTCGAACGTTTTTGGCTCGAACGTGGGATTGGCACTAAAACCATGCAAGATATGCGCGCTCGATGCCCTGAACTCGAAGCCGCTTATGCTTTTGGAAAAGAATGGATGGCCATGAAACGCGAAGAAGCTATACACGCAAAAGAGGCCGACCGAGAAACAATAGGTTGGAGACAGCCTGCCTATTCGTACGAAGTAAGAGAGGTAGGCGAATGGAAATCCTCACTAAGACAAAAAGAAGCAGAGAAGGGATCGGGAAATATAACGGTGCAGATGGAGCGGTACCCCGACTCACCAGACGTCCCTCTTAAACCACAGGGAACGGATTAAACAACGTCAAGAGTGAACAATGCGTGACTGCGTTTTGTAGGAATCAAAAAAGATCCCAAAGGATGATGAATGAGATTGGTTTATTTATTGACTTTAATATAGTAATAAGATAATATTATATTAATAGATAAAAGGTATAAACCAAAACATTAGGGACGATTATGAAAAAACTCCTACTCATCATCCTGTTTTCAGGAACAACCCTTCCACTACCCCCTAAAAGGGAAACTGAGGAACGAGAACTGAGAAGATCTCCAGAGCTCGGCGAGAGAGCTGACATGGAAGAGATCAAATCAATCGCAGAATCATTGCGGATGGAAGAGCGTTTAAAAATAGAAGAAGATATTGTTGCCGGCTGTTTAGAATGTCGTGACACCTATTTCGATCTAAGCGTTGAGCAAGAACAGCGCAAGGAGGCACAAGAGACTCTTAGATTAATACAAAGCCATCCGTACTACGAAAGCGCTATTAAGCGCAGTAGTGGTAATTTTGGTTGTATGCCGGAGTTTCCACACCAACAGTAAATTATCGTTTGTTCTAGAGCTCCTGTGTCGGACCGTTAGGGAGTATTTTTCTAAAGCATTCAACACACAAGGCCTTGGGTTTCATAATCCGGGCCTTT